ATCCCCAACCGCCCCCATTGACCCCCTTAAAACCCTCTGCTATGATCTAGCATCGCCCTCGCGCCCTCGCGCCCTCGCGCCCTCGCGCCCTCGCGCCCTCGCGCCCTCGCGCCCTACACCTACTCTCCCATGCCCGCCCTCGCGCCCCAAACTCTCTCCCACACGCATCAGGATATTGCGCGGTGGATGCTGGAGAACCCCGAGAAGCCCCTGCGGGAGTGCGCGCAGTTCTTCGGCTATACCCAGAGCTGGCTCTCGACGCTGATTCACTCGAGTGCCTTCCGCGCGCACATGGCGGGGCTCCAAGGGGACGCAAATAATGTGACCCTCTCCGACGTACCTGCGCGGCTGCGCGGGATTGCCGACACTGCGCTCGACAAGCTCGGAGAGTCGCTCGACTTCGTCATAACGGAAGGGGTCGGTGCGCGGATGGATCGAGACTTCGTGCGCGACACGGCGGAGATGGCGCTGAAGGCACTTGGCTACGGTTCCCGCGGACGAGACTCTACGCCCGCGCCCGAAGGTGGGCAGACGACAATCTACGCAGATCGACTCATGATCGTGCAGGCGCGAGAGCGCATTTTGGACCGGGGCCGTGCCCCCGATTCCCCTGAGCCGGTGTTGACCATTGAACACATTCCGTCCGGCGCGTGATGTCACTAAGGCTAGACTCCTCAAAGAACCCCCATCTTTCGTCAGGGAGTACTCTCGCCGAAAAGGCCGGCGCTGGCACGGAATCAAATACCAACGAGAGGTCGATGAAGCATTTACACGACGCTTTGGGGATGCTTACGTCGTCGGACCTTGGATCGAATTCTACACGGAGGAGAGTAACGAACGACGATATTGCCAGCCTGACGGAGTTCTTATTGAAATCCCGCGCGGCCGTATTACGATCGTCGAGGTCAAATACTCGCACACCGAGCTCGCGTACTGGCAATTGTTCGACCTCTACTTACCCGTTCTTCAGTTTCTCTTCCCGCCGCCCCTCTGGACTTTCGCGGCCATAGAAGTTTGTTCCCGGTTTGACGTTGCAGTAGCGTCACCGAGAAAACCGGTGATGAGAAAGGAAATACTAGATGCGCTCCCCCGCGAATTCAATGTACACATCTGGCGCCCCGTCGGGTAAGACTAAGAAAAAGACGCGCACGTCGACCAAGTTCGCGCCGGCGAAGAAGGGGAAACGTGTGCCGAAAGTTTCCCCCTCAGGCAATGAACCAAAGATGGCCTCCATGTACGGAAAGCTCGACCTTTGAACAACGTTGCCGATCTCGTTGCGATCACGCCGGAGGAGATAACGCTCCTTGGTGCGGAGGACAGTGAGTTTTTCAATCGGCACTTTTTCCCGCGGACCTTTCGACAAGAGTCCCCCGAGTTCCATCGTGACGTCGATGCCCTGCTCGACGGCCCCGACCGCTACGTTGCGCTGAAGATGTTTCGCGGCAGCGCCAAGACAACGAAAGTGCGTGCATTCGCCGCGAAGCGGATGTCGTATGGCATCTCCCGCACGATTGTCTTTGTTGGCAACGCGCAGAAGAATTCGATCTATTCCCTACGCTGGATTCGAAAACAAGTCATGTCGAATTCTCCTTGGGCCTCCCACTTCGGCCTAGTTCCGGGCAGTCCGTGGACAGACGAGCACATCTGTATCGTGCACACGAAGCTGGGGATCGAGATAAATGTCATCGCTCTTGGCGTTACCTCACAGATACGCGGTATCAACCTCGACGACTATCGTCCCGATCTTATCATCCCAGATGACATCGATAATGAGGAGACGACCAACACGCCCGAGCAGCGCGAGAAGACGAGTGATCTATTGGGGTCGCTCGAGAAAGCGTTAGCGCCGCCGACGGAAGACCTCCACGCGAAGATGGTCGTCCTTCAAACGCCAATCAATGCCTTTGACTATATCACGACAATCTCGAAGAGTGATAAGTGGAAATGCGTTACCTTCTCTTGCTTTGACGACGCGGGGAAGAGTCGTTGGGAGGCGCGGTTGCCGACGGCATTCCTTGAGCGCGAGAAGCGTGAGCATATACAGCTTAACAAACTCCACCTCTGGCTGCGCGAGATGGAGTGCAAGATCGTCAACAAGGAGAGCGCGAGCTTCCGTTTCGACTGGCTTCGCTACTGGACGGAATTGCCGAAAGGCCTCGACGTCATTCTTGCCATTGACCCCGCATCGAGTGAGGCGAAGGACGCGGACGATCAGGTGTTGGGCGCGGTGGGCTTCGCGGGGCGCGACCTCTATCTCATCGCCTACACCGCAGAGAAGGGTGAGATGCCCGATCGTCTCTCCAACACCTTTTTCAACTACATTCGTGACTTCGGCCCGCGCAAGGCGGCGGTCGAAACCGTGGCGTATCAACGCATTCTCAAGTGGTATCTTGAAGAACAGATGCGCAAGCAACGGATATTCCTCTTGGTCGAGGCAGTCGATGACAAGCGGAAGAAGAGTGACCGCATTCTCCAAGCACTTCTCGAGCCAGCCGCGCACGGGCATCTCTACGTCCACGCGTCGCATACGAAATTTATCGAACAGTTCTCAGAGTACTCCCCTTTCTCGCGCGGGCACGACGACGTCCTCGACATGGTCGCCATCGCCGTCGCTAGTCGGCGCTCGGGCACGGGAACGACGTACGAGGGGGAGTACGATCGAATCCTTGATGGTGAACGTATGATACCCGACCTTGAAGAGTGGCGCGTTGCAATATGAAAAAGCGTGCGCACATCGAGTTACGAGCAACGCCTCTTTGGGCAAGTACGCGTGAGATTTACGCCATATACAACGCCGCAGCGGATCGACGCGATTTGGGTGAGGACGTACAGGTGGATCACATCATACCTCTTACGCATCCTCTTGTTTGTGGTTTACATTGTGTGGAAAATCTTCGGATTATTTCGGCGCGTGAAAACTCGTACAAGTGTAACTATTTTAACGCAACTAGTCCGGCCAATGTTGGTCTTGTAGCTCGGTCTACCCCTGCCCAACAAGCTTTTGACCTACCATGCTAAAGCTTAAACCCGAGATCGTTGATCTACCCTACGGCAGCGAAAAGCATAAGAAGGTGCTTGAGGCCGTTATGCAGCGCGTGAAGATGTCACGGGATAAATTCTCCTCTGTCTTCTCCCGCTACGCGCTGGACGAGGAAGCGTATCGAGCGTATGTCAAGCCGACGGACAATGACAAGGTTCGAGAGCAGATACGAAAGGATGGCAAACCGCAGTTTACTACGATCTACGTTCCCTACACTCTCTCGATTCTGTGGGCGATGCACACGTATTGGTCGAGCGTCTTTCTCGGTCGTTCCCCGATTTGGCAGATTGGCGCGCGTCACGCAGAACCCCATCGAAACGTTCTTGCGCTCGAGGCGATGCTAGACTATCAAGTCTACTCCGGCAAGCACATGGTGCCATACTACATTTGGCTCATGGATGCGGGGAAGTATGGTCGGGGTATCGTGGGAACGTACTGGGCAGAGGACTACTCGACGATCACGAAGGTCGAGGAAGTCGACGTCTCTTTCCTCGGTTACAATGTAACCAAAAAGAAGGTGAAGAATACGTATAAAGTCCCCGGATACACTGGTAATAAAGTGTATAATGTTCGTCCGCAGGACTGGCTGCCTGACCCGCGCGTACCCACGCATCGGTTTCAGGACGGAGAGTTTTGCGGGCGAACCGTCGAAGTGGGCTGGAATACGGTTTTGAAACGGCAGGATGAGGGTGTGTATTACAATGTCAAGGCCCTTCGTGATCTCTTGCGAGGTACTCGTAGCGTCAATCGGGACCAAGGCTCATCGACGTTGATTCTCCCCGACCAGATGGATACGTTGTACAATCAACTCGACTCGCAAGGGAAGAAAAAGAGCAGTGGTTTCTCCGACATTATCGAAATGACGGTGGAACTTGTTCCGAAGGATTGGGAGTTGGGCACATCGACCTCGCCGCAGAAGTATATTTTCACCATTGGCAATGACTTGGTCGTTCTTTCGTGCCAACCATTTGGGGAGTTACACGACCAGTATCCCTTCTCGACGCTGGAGTTCGAGATTGAGGGGTATTCACTCAACAAACGTTCGATCTTCGAGATTGGTGAGCCGCTGAACAACACGCTTTCTTGGCTTTTTAATAGCCATATGTTCAATGTGCGCAAGACGATGAATGACATGCTCTTCGTCGATCCGAGCCGTTTCGTGATGAAGGACCTCACCGACCCAAATGCCGGAAAACTCGTGCGGGCGAAACCCGAGTTTTACGGACAAGATGTTCGTCAGGGGGTGCACCAGCTTCAAGTCGTCGACGTCACGCGGAGTCATATGCAGGATGCGCAGGGCGTCGCGGAAATGTTGATGCGAACCCTCGGTATGAATGATGCGATCATGGGTATGTTGGCGCCCGGGGGCCGTAAAACGGCGACAGAAGTTCGTACGAGTAGTACTGCGGGCGTGAATCGGCAAAAGACGACTTGTGAGTGGTTCTCCTCAATGGGGTTCCAGCCACTTGCCGACATGTTGATCGCCTCGACACAACAACATTACGATGGCGAACTCGAGTTCAAGATCGCAGGGGACTTAATGAACAATACAAGTCCCATGTTGGTGACACCCGAGATGATCGCGGGGAAGTTTAACTTCGTAGCAGTCGATGGAACTCTCCCACAGGATCGTTACGCGATGGCGGCGATGTGGAAAGAACTGCTTTTGGGCGCGAAACAGATGCCTGAGATCGGTATGAGGTATGATCTGGCCAGCATTTTCGGTTGGATCGCACAAATGAGTGGGATCAAGAATTTGGAGCAGTTTAAAGTGCAAACGGTCGACCCAGCGAATATCAATTCCATGGTACAATCTGGGAATGTTGTACCACTAGGAGAAGCAGGTGGCAACAGAGGAGGAACTCCAGCGTCTACAGGAGCTACAAGAGACTTTACGCAACTTTCGCAATCTGGAAGCGTCGCTGGGGTAGGTCGTGCGGGTTGATTTGAGAAGCGAGACGTCAGTGGACGATTCACAAAATCGACTTCAAGAACTATCGGAGGCGCTCAACCAGTTTCGAAAACTGATCGAGACTCCAGGTTGGGCCGAGCTGGTTAAGGTCGCGCGCGCGCAGGCGCAGGCGCGGCGAAACCAGGTGATTGGCTCACCTCTATTGAAAATGGACGATGTTCTTGCGCAACAATGGAACTTAGGCGAGGCATCGGGGATTGAAACGATTGTTGCGTTACCGCACACGATAATCGCTGACTTTAGTGAACAGCGGGATGAAATACAACAGCGTCTAGGAGAAAACGATGAAACTGAATGAGAGTTTGTTCGAGGAAGCAACGGATGGGACGCTTCCCGCCGCAACGGGTGGTGCTGGCGAAGCTACCCCAGTTGGGGCTAATACCCCCATTCCCGACGCCGAGTCCATGAGTGAATTGAATCTTGACGATATTCTCTCGGAAGACGTAGATGGTGAAGAAGATGTAAGTGTAGCAAAGCCTGACCCCAAGCCAGCGGCGGCGCCCGTTGTGCCCCCTGTGGCCAGTGCTCCGCAACCCGCCCCGGTAACCCCAACGCCGAGTCCTACCGCGGCGCCTACCGCCCCTGTGACACCTCCCCCTGTGGAGACCACGGTGACGCAGACGCCAAAGCCCGACTTTCAGCAGTTGAGGGCCAATGAAATGACACGTCTCGCGACAGCCTACGCGCTGTCGGAAGATGATGCCCGTTCTATGGCAATCGAGCCGGAAAAGGTCTTGCCAATGATGGCGGCGAAAGTACATCTCGATGTATTTGAGGCCGTGATGCATGGCATTACAAGTCTCTTGCCCCAGTTTCTGGAGGCACAGACGCAGCAGCGCACTGCAAGTGAAAGCGCAAAAACGGAATTCTTCTCCGAGTTTCCGGGATTGAAGGACGACAAGTTCCAGCAGGAAATCAAGGCGGCACTCCTCACGTATCGACAGTTCAACCCGAGTGCTACTCGCGCGCAGGCCATCGCGGCGGCGGGGGTACAAGTGAGCTTGATGCATGGAGTGGTTTTGCCCGAAAAGTATTTCAAGGGATTGGCTGGGACGACTGCCCCTGCCCCCGTGGAGACTCCAAGGGCGAACTTCACGCCAGCAAGTCCTGGTGGGTCTACGACTCCTGCAAGCCCTGACCCGGCCAACTATTACACCCGTATTGCTCAAGAAGAAATTTTTGACTGACGGGTCTGAAAGGAAAAGCACATGTTTAAGCTGTTGAAATTTTGCTTCTGGGACTTCTTCACGCTCGCAGCAGTTGCGGGCCTGAGGGGAACCGGAGATTGGGTGACAGACCAGCGTCCGAAAGACTTCCGCGAGTACATTCTCTGGCGGAGTCCGAACGGAACGGCGCCTCTGACGGCGTTGCTCTCCAAGATGAAAAAGGAATCGTGTACCGATCCCGAATTCAACTGGTGGGAGCAGGAGCTGAACGCGATTCGGCTGACGCTGAATGACGCGGCGGGCATGAGCGCGACGTCGACCTCCTTCACGGTCGATGCGAGCGATGCGCAGGACTTGGTCATTGGCGACATTCTCATGGTGGAAAAAGCCATGACGACGGCATATGACCACGAACTGATTATCGTCTCCAGCATCACAAGCTCCACGGTTTTCATCGCAAAGCGTGCCCAGGTGGGCACGACCGGCGCCGGCATGGCAGACAATGCCCTGATGACGAAGATCGGTAATGCTTTCGCAGAAGGTACGGGCGCGCCTCTCGCCTCGAGTCGCAATCCGACGAAGTTGAACAACTTCTGCCAAATCTTCAAGACGACGTACAACCTGACCGGCACGGCGCAGGAGACCGATACTAGGACGGGCGATCCGGTGAAGATCGAGAAGAAGATCAAGATGTTCGATCACGCAGCCGCGCAGGAGCTGGGTTTCCTGTTCGGGAAACGGTTCGAGACCACCGGTGCAAACGGCAAACCCATTCGCTTCACGGGTGGAATGCTGTACATGTTGTCGCAATACGCCAGCACGCGCATTACGGCGTACACGACCACGCCGACGGAAAGCACGCTGCTCGATGCGGTGTATCCGATCTGGGACTATGACACCGAGGCGGGCAACGAGCGGATCGCGTTCTGCGGGAATGGCGCGTTGAACTCGCTAAACAAGCTGGCGAAGGCAAGCTCGAGCACGCGGATCAACTTCAACGGGTATATCACGCTCTATGGCATGAAGCTGGCCGAGTGGATTTTCCCCCAGGGGTCGATCTACCTCAAGACGCATCCGCTGTTCAACACGCACGGTCGGTTCACCAACGACATCTTCATCTTCGACCCGAGCGCGATGCGCTATCGCTACGTCCGGAACCGCGACACGCAGTTCAAAGACAGCATCCAGCTGCCGGACGAAGACCAGATCAAGGGTCAGTGGTGGGGCGAGTGTGGCCTTGAGATGATGCACGCTAAGACCAGCTGCTGGCTGAGCAACTTTGTTGTACCGTAACCCCTAATGCAGTAGTCGGTGGATTGCTGCATTTTGCCGGGGGATATTTTCTCTATCCTCCGGCTTTTTCCTAGGAGTTTTAGATGCTGACTCTCAAAGAACTTAATATCTTGATCGGGATACCAAGCAGTGGTATGTGGCACGCTGGCTTTGCCATTTCGTTGATCAATATGAACACGTATTTCATGAAAACGAAGGTGCCGGGGTACACGAGCCAACAAACGGCGACGGATCATGTACAAGGATCGATTCTCCCGCGCTCCCGTTATCGTATGGTTGTCGAAGCGATGCAGAGAAAGTGTACGCACTTGCTTTTTGTCGACACCGATCAGACCTTCCCGCGCAATACACTTCATCGAATGCTCGCGCATAAGGTGGGGGTAGTGGCGGCAAACATTGCGACGAAAAGCATTCCTGCGCAGCCCACCGCTCGAGCTGCGCCAAAGGGACAGGATAAGGGATTTGGCACGCCAGTCTTTACCGACCCTGAGTCAAAAGGACTCGAGCGTGTCTGGCGCGTCGGTACGGGCTTGATGCTTGTCGATATGGAGGTTTTTAAGCGAACGGGGCCGAAGATTTTTAGTATCGACTGGCATGACGACGTGGCCGACTACGGTGGGGAAGATTGGTCGATGGTCAAGGCATTTGAAAGCGTGAATGAACCCATTTGGATCGACCATGATCTTTCGAGAGAAGTCGGACATATTGGTTACATGGTCTACACGCATGAGCTTGTGGGCGAGGTCAGTTCAGACGACTCGAGCAACTTCCTTCAAAAACAGAAAGTGGTGGGATGATGAAAATGCCAATAGCAGTGGATGAAGGAAGCGTCGACAAGATTTCGTCCGGTTATCTCTCACTCAAGCCTGACGATGCAGAACAGATTGAGGGACTTGAACCGGGGATTAAAGTGACGATCCGTATTACCGGAATGCTTCGTCGTATTTCCCTTTCCCAACCCTCGGGTGAGGATGGAACATATGACGGCACTATCGATTTCGACGCGGAGTCGGTCAAGATCGAAAAAGCAACAAATCAGTTTCAAGCTCTAGCCGACGATACGGATGAGTGATTCGTTCACAAGGCGAAATTCGGCGGATGAGGACAAGAAGCTCGATGCCGAGGTCTTTACCGATGGTGTCCTTGGGGAGCTTTATCGTCCTCGTGGCCTTACGATTGTCGAGTCTTTCGCCGATCGATTCGACTACGATGGGAGTGGGAATGTGATTTACCACGGGCGCGCGAAGCCTGGCACGGCGAACAGTGCTGCGCTTTGGCAGATTCGTAAGTTTTCTTACGATGGAAGTGGGAATCTTTTAACCACGTTGTGGTCGAATGGGACGAAAGAGTTTAGTAACATTTGGGATAGTCGCGCTGGGCTTTCTTATTCATAGGACCACGTAGAATGCTGATCCTTCACGCTACCACCGACATCATCCGGGTCGTAACTGGCTCGGCTGCTGACGTTGAGCCAACCGTCTCTGCTATGGAGACGGACAATTCTGTACCACCAGTTGTCCAGGACATCCCCAACATCGGGCCGCTAGCATCAATCACCACAGCTACGACCACGACCATCGCGGATTGTACGACTGCTAATCGTCGGCGCAACATCAAGCATATCAGTCTCTACAACAACCACGCCTCGACCAGTACAACCTGCCGTGTGGAGTTCAGCGACGGCTCGGTCAGTGCTGTACTGGCTAACTGCACCCTGCTCGCTGGCGAAATGCTGGTGTTCACGCAGGGCGGCATCTGGATTCACTACGACTCCAATGGCGCTCCATATCCCTCAGTGGGCAACGCCGCGTCGCAGGCTGAGATGGAAGCAGGCACGGCGACCGACAAGTACGTCACGCCGCAGGGGGTGAACTGGCATCCGGGCGCGTGCAAGGCGTGGGGCAAGGCTGTCGGCGCAGGGACTTCGCTCACCGTCAACTGGAATATCGCCAGCATCGCGGACACAGGCACGGGACGGCTTGGCGTCACCATCGGCACGGACTTTTCATCTGCCAATTACGCTATTGACGCGATGGTGGAGCGTTCGGTAACGTCGCTGACCGCGACCGGGGTGGAGGATCAGACGATACGCAATGCGTCGCCCACCGCGGGCGTTTTTGAAATCGAATCCTATGACCAGACGGCAATTCTGTTCGCAGCGCAAGACCCTGCAAATTACTTCTGGTCTTGTTTTGGGGATCAAGCATGAGTGAAGTTTATATTGGAGTATCACGTTCGGATGGTTCGGTGGTTCACGTGGCCTTTCAAACCGTCATGCGGGCACCGACAAGACCAGACACAGGTGGATGGCAAGGACCGGATCAACTAGGCCGCTACTTCCGCGAAGCCAGCGACAGCAACATCGCCGCCGATCTAGCCCGGTTCAACGAGCAGTGGGCGCAGCTTGGCGACCCGACGATGACAGGCTGGCGCAAACTGTCCGACCCCGAGCATGAGATGTTCAACCAGAATCGGGCACACCGCAATGCGCTGGAGGATGTTGGCGGAAAGATTCAGCACAACATGCCGAAGGCCCGTGAGCTTCACAGAGAGTATCTGCGCCACTACAACGGCGACAAACTCATCGGGCTGGACCGCGATTGGGTGAATGCGTCCGTGGCGAAGGACAACGCCAAGATCAAGGCAACAGAGGATAAGCGTAAGGCGCTTGCGGACACCGTAGTTGATCCGCGCATCGAAGCGGCGAAGACAATTGAGGAATTGCTGCTGGTGACGCCAGCGGTGGTTTGATGCTAGACCACGGAGACTGCTATACGAAACATCGCCCGGTGGATATCTCCGGCATCCTGCCGTTGTTGGCGGATGTGAAGTTCGAGGACACGCACGGGCCGAATGGCTGGATAGCGCGGCCTGAGTGGATGGCTGAGTTTATTGCTGATCTGAAACCGGAAGGCAAGGTGACGTTCACGCTCATGCGCAAGCTGCCAGCGTATCAGAATCTTCCGCCGCACATTGACTCGTGGGGCAACGTGCCGAACGTGGGAAGAAGGCTGCATGTGCCATTGGTGACGCATCCAGACATCAAGATGCGCTGGCCTGATGATGGTGTCGAAGTACATATGGAAGCGGGCTGGTTGTGGGAAGTGAACTATTTGAAACTGCACGAGGTGCAGCACCTTGCGCCTGTTGATCGTATCCATCTGCATTACAACGTCGTATAGGAGATTAGATGAAAAATGTACTCGCCATTCTGCTCTTGCTCTTGCTCTCGGCTACCGCTTTCGGCGCGGGCTCAACTTCCAACACCCTGCAATGGGACTACCTCGCTGCAGACGTTACGCTCTATGGTGTGACCGCGTTCAACATCGAGCGCAAAACGGAAGCATGCGCCGGTGCTGCTGCATTCGCTGAAATCGCGACGGCTGTTCCCACTGCTCGAATCTACGATGACTTGGCGATCAGCCCCGGCCTGACCTATTGCTACCGCATGGCGGCTACAGGAGCAGGGGGGAAATCAGCGTACTCGAACACCGTAGCAAAGACCGTCCCTTTCGCTGTGCCCGTTGTACCCGGTGGTCTGAGGGTTCTTTGATGTACCGAATCTGCGCGTGGTTCTCGGGGTGTTGAGACAACGATGCCGCGCGCACTGACCATCGCTCGAAAGACCTTCGCCAAAGGCCGGGAACTGTTCGGTCCTGTTGCGTTATCGGGAGGCACGCGCTTCGCAGTGACCCTTTCTCGCACGGGATGGTCAGGATTGAACTCGATATCAGAGATTCTAAAAATTACCGTTGAGATTTCGCAGAATGGCGGTGTAACGTGGCAACATCTCGTCGGCTTTGGTGTGATGGACGATGCAATCATTGACCCTCTTACCAGCTCTCCCGTGGCGATAAGTTCAGTGAGTAATATCGTAGTTCCCTGGGACTGTCTGGCCAGAGTTGTGGTCGATGCCGCCGAGTCGGTCGATACCGACATCGCTGTGGATGTCTTATGACGACATTTGACGCCAACGCATCCAGCAATGCGCATGGAAATGCGATTACGTCGCTCGACCTGACGACGTTAGGTGTTGGGTCTGGCAGTAATAGAGCGCTTGTTGCTCAAGTGAACTACGCCAATGCATCAATGCCTACCCCCACGCTGAATTGGGACAACGCGGGAACGCCTCAAGCCATGACAGAAATAGGCTCTGGCATCAGCAATGGGGTGAATGCCCTCGCCCAATTATGGGGGCTGGTTGCCCCCACCAGCGGGAATAAAACCCTGAGGTGGTCTAACGGGGCATCGGTAACTGAGGTTATTCTGAATGCTTTTTCAGTGACCGGCGCAATACAGACCGGGGGTATAGCGACATTTTCCAACAGTACCACCAACACCGGAACCAGCACTGCGCCGAGTATAACAATCAGCAGTGTCTCTGGCGACATGACGGTGGATGCAGGAACTGGTCCCGAGGTAATATCCGCGCCCACTAAGACGCAGCTATACCTTGATAACAGTGGTACTGATACATCAGGGTGGGCGTCAAGAGCAGATGGAGCGGCGAGTAATGTTCACAGTTGGACGTTGGCCGGCAGCGTGGCGTGGGCCGAGATAGGCTGCAACATCGTCTCAGCAGGTACTACACCGACCACTAGAACTGGCGGGCGTATCCCGCCGTATTTGATGGACGCGCAAGACGAAGGCCGCTTCAACGAGCTAGACACGCGCAACTGGTGGTGATATGAGCCTCATCATCCAGAAGTGGTTCGATGAGGATCTGGATGCGCCGGTAGGCGGCGTCGCGTTCGACCCGGCTCTCATGGCCGCGATAAGTCGGCCTTGGCCTGACATTGTGTTTTCCAAACCGCAAGTGGTGGCTGCGGGAATGACGCCGCCGAGTAATTTACCAACCTGAAAGGAACTAAATCATGGCAAGTTTCTATGCTTCTCACCAAACCCCGGCAGGAACGAATCTGTCGATCATCACTCTCGCGTCGGCGGCTGCCGGGCGAGGCGCGCTGCACCAGATCATCATTGGTTCGGACGCGACTCCGGCGGATATTGCAACAGAGTTTGCACTTCTTCGCTTCACTGCAGCGCCCGTCGGTGGAACCGTGCTGACGGCGAACAAGGCGGACCCTGTGAGCAATGCAACGGGGTCCGGCATTGTCACGGGCGGCACGATGACCGAGCCGACCTACGATGCGGTTGCGACGTTGGGACTGCTCCAGATCGCGCTGAACCAGCGAGCCACGTTCACCTGGATTGCCAACCCCGGTCGAGAGATCAAGGGCGCGGTGGGTACGGCCAACGGCGTGGGCCTGCGCTCTATTGCCTCTGGTGGTACGCCCAACATCAACGCGACTGTGGCATGGGACGAGTAAACATGGGTTACGAGGCAACAGCCCGTAGGGCTGCAGGCCACATCCTCATAGCCAACCCGGAAGGTCCGGTGGTCGAGCAGGACACGCTTCAGTGCGTACACTGCGGCGGCCATTGGGCTGTGATACCGGGATCTGGCAGGCGGCGAGGCTACTGCATGAAGTGCGGCGGGCCTCATTGCGGACAGGGGCCTTGTTGGGAATGTCGCCCCTACCAAAAGCTGGTTGACGAGGGTCATTGGTAAGGTGTGGCTGAGAGATCGCAATATCAGTACCAGCCTGTCACCGGCCCGGTCTGGCGAGAGCCGGTCGCAGAGAAGCTCGCCTGGATTCCATGCGGACAGCAGCCCGCAAGACAGCTTCCACCGAATCGACTCGGCGACTACGTTCGGCCAGAGTTCGCCGCTCTTTATGCGCCGGCAGGGTTACAGTGGTCGCCATCTGATCGCTACGCAGGGCAGCCGAAGCAATACAGCCTTACCCGGTACACGATCCTTGACCCAACTCCACCGGCCCCGCCGTTCGATGCGGCGTTGCTTAGCTGGCAGACAAGGGGTCAGCAGCCCGCACGAGGTTTACAGCCAAACAGGCTCGGAGCTTTCGTCCGGCCAGAGTTCGAGGCTCTCTACAAAGCCGAGGGTTTGCAGTGGTCGCCGTCGGATCGCTACGCTGGTCGGGGACTCGACCGGGCGCGCAACGACTGGAGTGTTGTTCCACTTCCATTCGCTGCGCCAGCTTACGATCCACAAAATCTTGAGTGGTCTCCCAGGGGTATCTATCCACGAGTCCAGGTTGAGCGGCGCATCCTCGGAGACTTTCAGCAACCCCCGTTCGCTGCCCTCTATGACCCACAACGTCTCGAATGGCAATCTCTTGGGCAGGCCCCAGCACGCACACTTCCGCGAGGAGTTTTCGACTGGACAATCGCGCCGGTCTCTTTCGCTGCGCCCCCTTATAACCCACAAACACTTGAATGGGTGTTACAGGGGACGAAGCCTCGCGTCACGGTGGAATGGAGAGCACCATCGAGTGTCGCGCAGCCGATTTTTGCCCCCCTTTATAACCCACAAGGACTTCAATGGCAAGCGTTGGATCGGTACGCAGGGCGGAGTCTCGCTCGCGCACGCTTCGACAGTACGATCTTCCTACTACCAATCGTCGCGCCGACAATACCAAATCTACACCGACTGTATCTCGACCTTGACTCGGGTCGATTCCTTTGGCGTATTACAGCAGTCGGAACCGTTCTACCCTCAATGCTGGAGTTTTAGGAGAGAGTCATGATACGAGACGATGCCATCGCTTTAGTTGCATCCCGCGTGGGGCAGCGTACGGATTTGAACACTGCGATTCAACTCGAAATGAGCCTTGTGATCGTGACGAAGTTGGAGGAAAACCCAGCGATTACTCCTTGGTTTTTGCGGACGACGAAAAGTGATCTCGTTACTGTCGCCGACGTGGACACCGTCGCGCTGCCCGCCGATTTCATTGTACAACAGGAGGATCGAGCGCTTCAGTACTACGATGAGGCTGGCGCGAAGTGGGTCAATCTCAAAAAAATGCTTTATGAGTTCCTCGACCAGAAGTATGAGGATGCCGCCCACGCAGCACCTGCGGCCTATAACATCGACGGTCTTCTGATCGCCCTGCGGCCCGTGCCCGATGCGATCTATACCCTTCGGCTTCGTTACTATCAACACGATCCGCTCGTCGTTGCGAACAATGTCGAGACACTGTGGTTGAAGTACGCGCCCGATCTCGTAATCGCGGCGACCTGCGCGACGGTGGCAAAGGGGCAACTGCACGATATGGAACTTGCTGCGAGTTTCGACAGTGAGATTGCCGGGGCTTGGCGTCGGCTTAGTGTTCTTAACGAAGCTCGTGAACACACGGGCATGACCTATGAGATGGGTGAAGACTAATGGGCCTCGAAACTGCGACATATTTGAATGATCTCGTTGCGACGAATCCTCTCTACAACGATGGGAAGACTGCGGGTGACGATCATCTTCGACTGTTAAAAGCGACGCTTCAAGCAACGCTTCCAGGGCTTGCCGGACGTTTTCGTCGTATTCAATCTAAGTCTGGCGGGTACGGCCCGGCGGTTACGGATAACGCGTCGGTTCTTCGGTGTACGACGGGACTGACGCTGACGCTTGCCACAGTTGCCACGTATGGAAATGGCTACGAGTTGGTGATCGTAGCTGATGGTGGCGACGTTACGCTAACACCAAATGGCACGGAGAAGATAAATGGTCAGGGCACCTTTGTAATTCCTAACGGATCGTTCGGTGTCCTCTGGGCGACGACGGTTGCGGGCGCGGAGTTCTATCTAACGATTGTCCCACTCCTCGTGGTGAATCCGGGGGTGGGTGCAGACATTACAGGCAACACTACGCTAACAGCCGCGCAGTTTGGTGGTGTGCGGCGCATAACGGCGACAGCGATCGTGACGCTGCCGGCGATTGCAGGCGTCGCAACGGGCCGCACGATGCTCTTCAAGTCGACCACCACGGGCGATGTGACTCTTGCACCGAACGGCGCGGAGACGATTGATGGAGTTGCAGCCGCGTTTCGTCTCCCCGCCTACTGTGAACTCGAGTTGACGAAGATCGCAAGTGGTTGGCTCATCACGCGCGCACCGGCCACCTACGTGGGAGAACTACGCCCGCTGGCTGCGGCTGTGGCGGCGCCTAATGGGTGGCTTCGAGCAGACTTCGCAGCAGTCAGCCGTACGACCTACGCAGGATTGTTTGCTGTTGTTGCATCGGCGCATGGGTCAGGTGACGGTTCAACGACCTTCAATGTGCCCGATACACGGGATCGTCAGATTACCGGTGATGGCACTGGAGCAATGGTTGAGACCATTACCTCAATCACGGCCGCCGGCAACGCAGTCACTGTGGGGTCGAACCTCGACAAGTGGGTCACGGGGATGCCTGTTACCACGTCAGGGTGCTCTGGCTTTACAGGGCTTGTTGATGGCTCGTTTTGGATTGTGCGAAACAGTTCTACCTCGATCAAGATTGCAACCTCGTTGGCCAATGCGCAGAACGGCACAGTGGTCACTGTTACAGGAACCGGTAATGCTACCTTCACGTGGACTGGAGCGGCGCGCACGGTTGGTGATCGCGGTGGTGAGGACACTCATGCAATGAGTTTGACGGAACTGTTGGCACATACGCACCTGCAGGACCCGTTCACGGTCCTCAGCAACGGTGGGGCCGCTGCGGCCCCCATTGGCAGTAGTATTACCGTAGGCGGCACGACACAATCGAGGGGCGGCAACGCAGCCATGAACATTGAGACACCCTTCACCGTCGCCCGCTACATGGTGAAACTCTAATGGCTATCCTCGACGACGTTCTCTCCGCAGCCTTGACTCTCTCACAAGAGCGTGATACGCTTGAGCGACTTAAAGCCGTGCGCACGGAGCTGGAAGCTGCGCGGAGTTCTCTCGTGGGGCAGATAACAAACGCGGATAGTAATATCACCGCGCAACAGGCTGTGGTGCAAACTGCGCGCAGCGCGCTTAAAACGATTGCCTCGCAGCTATGACGCAAGAACAACTTGAGGTACAGGGGTTTGGTATACGCGCCAAGGTGTTTGGCGCAGACCTTAAGTCCATTATAATTCTTATTATAGTGGCAGCTATTCTTGGGTTTATGATCTGGAATCATGACACAAAGGAACATAATATGATGATAGACGTGATAGAGGAACTTGCGGCGCTCACTTATGTGACGAGTCTAACCCCAGAAGAACGAAAACACCTACAACTTACCATGCCTGAGTCGTTACGTAAGAAAATAACACTGGTACGTTAAAATGATCGCGCTTAAAAAGGGGGTAAAACTTCGGTTGCTGAGTCCGCAGATGGTGGTTGCACTGATGATTGTGCATGCCGTCTACGCGCGTAACAATGCAATCTGCACCGTGACGAGCGCGAATGATTCCACGCATAGCCTGAATTCCCTGCATTATGGTGGAAACGCGCTAGACTTTCGCACGAAGAACTACGCATCGAATAAATCTATGTTGCTTGAGGAGGTGAAACAATCACTTGGCGATGAGTACGATGTAGTTTTGGAGGGGTTAGACACTGACAACGAGCATATGCATGTTGAGTATGATCCAAAATAAGGAGATATTATGAACCCTTACATCAAAGCAATTATAGTAGTCCTCGGAGCCATCCTAGTGCCCATGGGCGCAGGAATGTCAGCTGGCATTCACGACTGGTACGTTATCGGCGGGGGAATGGCGACGGCTGGAGCGAGCGCCATTGCCGGCGTGTTCGTCAGACTGCCGGGAGACGCGGCCCGCAAGAACGAATGGACTGACGAGGAACGAGCCGCAAAACTGGGAGAAGTCAAATGAGACAAGTTGCATTGTTCTTGGTCCTACTGCTGGTCGGCTGCGCCACTTCACCCGAGGCAAAGCTAGTACAGGGTTACAAGTCTGCAACCGCGGTAGTCAAAGGCACGACGGTCTTGGTCAATCGGGATCAGATCAGCGTCACGGATGCCGAGAACGTCCACGCCCTTGGCACTACGTCAAAGGCTACGCTGGACAGTGGGAAAGAGGCCCTAAAGGCTTGTAGGGCTACTCCGGGGGCTACTTGTACTGCTGCTGTCGCCAATATCGACCTTGGAGCGGGGGTCTTGATGCAGTTGGAAAACTACCTGAAAGCGAGGGAAGCTAAATGACGCCTCTTGAAGCGATACAACTGACCAATTCCGGTCTATTGCTTTGGAGTACGGTGGGTCCGTTAGTCGAACAGGCCATGAAAAACGGGGTGGACGTAAACATGGATGACGTGGAAGCCGCGTCCAAAGAGTTGGGTGCGGAGCTAGACCTGCTCAAAGTAGCCATCGAACTGAAGAAGATTCGGGACGCCGCGAAGTAATGGAAATCAACGTTAATAATCCGGGACAGTTTGGGATCGTGCAGGAGATTCCCGCGCACGAGCTCCCCATGAATGCGTGGAGTGATGGCCGCAATATGCGCTTTGCGAACAATATTGTGGAGAAAATCGATGGACACCAAGCCGCGTATGACCCTCCTTCCATAGTTCCGTATTGGCTTATGCCCGCACCTGCTGGGTCAGACTACTACTGGCTCTACGCGGGTCTCACGAAAGTCTACGCGGTTACGGGGGCGTCCCATACGGATATTACGCGCGCAGCTGGTGGGGATTACACCGCGACTGCTGACAACGTTTGGACTGGTGGGGTTCTTAATGGAGTGGGGATTGTTAACGACGGCTCAGATGATCCGCAGTCGTGGAATCCGATAAGCGGCGCGCAGAAACTCGTACTCCTGCCAAACTGGCCCGCAAATACGAAGTGTCAAGCACTGCGACCATTCAAGAATTTTCTTGTCGCACTGGATGTAGTGAAGTCCGGTACGCGTTATCCTCAAATGGTGAAGTGGAGCGATGCGGCCGACCCCGGCCTCGTACCCGGTACATGGGATATTACCGATGCGACGAAGCGTGCGGGTGAGTATTCGCTTGCGGAAACAGGCGACTATGCTATCGACTGCGCGACGCTTCGGGATATGAATGTTATCTACAAGCAGAACACCACGTGGGGAATGCAGTTTGTTGGGGGTATCCCCGTATTTCGCTTTTTCAAACTTTTTGGTGAGATTGGCATACTTGCTCGTAACTGCGTGGTGGAGTATACGAACGGTCAACATGCAGTCTTTGGGAATAACGATATTTATCGTCACGATGGACAAACACTTACAAGTCTCTTAACGAGTCGTCTTCGCTCTTACGTCTTTTCTCGTATCGACGGCACGAACTATGGGCGAAGCTTTGTCGTGGCAAATCCCGCAAAACGAGAGGTTTTGTTTTGTTATCCTCTTAGTGGAGACTCTGCTTGTACTGAAGCAGTTGTTTGGAACTACGAGTTCAATACGCTTCAGATTCGAGACCTACCGAGTGTTTCCAGTGCAGCCCTTGGCATAGTTCTTACAAACGTCGATACCGCGACGTGGGATACGGATATAGGAACGTGGGATACGGACACTACGCTCTGGAGTTCCCTCACGTTTAATCCCGCGAATAGGGGAATTTTGATGTCGATCCCCGGCGCGACGAAGTTGTATAAACTCGACACCACACGTCAATTTGCGGGTGCGAATATGACCGCGTATCTCGAGCGGACGGGAATTGTTATCCCGAACAAAGATGTGAACGTGCCCCCAGACATTACTACTCGGAAGCTTTTTCGTCGAGTTTGGCCCAGGATTACCGGGACGCCGGGTGCGATTGTGAAAGTTGCGGTCGGCTCTCAAGCCTATCCCGCGGCAAGTCCGGTCTATGCGGCAGAGAAGGACTATGTCATTGGAACGACAAAATATCTGGATTTTCTCGTGAATGGGCCACTTCTCGCGTTGAAATATCGAAGTGATTCCGATATTGACTGGCAGTTACACGGATATACCATGGATATCCAAACGTTGGGTAAATTCTAGTGGCAACACTCGATCCAGAAGGCTACACGCCAGAACCTATAACAATCTCCACTCTTGCGGAGTTGGGTCGGTATGTCGCGCAGGAGTATCTTCGTATCTCGGCGACGTTCGATCGGGGTCTCGCGCGTCGAGTCGAATTTCTCAATGCGCAGCCGACACGGCGCTTTGAGGGAATGACGGTGGGTGCGGATGGCACGAATTGGAACCCCGGCGCGGGGAAGGGAGTTTATACGTATTACTCTGGCGTATGGAACAAACTCGGGTAGCCATTTATCGAGTCGCACCGGAGTCTTTAACGGTGGCTTGGCCGATACTCGGTCCAATGTTAAGTCCTGTCGTCGCAATGAATCAAGGTGAGTTTACCACTATCGACGTTCTTACACAGTTGCTTGAGCAAAACTGGCAGCTTTGGACAATTATTAAGCATGAAAGACCTGTTGCGGCGCTTGTAACGGAGATAATCTCGTATCCCTCGAAACGAGTTTGCCGCGTAGTTTTGCTTGGTGGGGCTGATTTTAATAGTTGGAAGCATTTAATCACAGAGATCGAAGATTTTGCTCTCTCTTGTGGTTGTACCGCTTTAGAGGCCATTACGCGACCGGGAATGGCGAGAAAAGCTAAGAGTATTGGTTTTGAACCATACGCCATTGTGGTTACGAAAAATCTTCGTGGGAGATTGCAATGAAACTGTTTCATGTACGTTGGATTCACTCTTTTCTTTCCCCACAACTAGGTGGGGGTGGGAGTAAGACTACGACACAGACGAGTGACCCTTGGTCGGGGCAGCAACCCTACCTTAAAGACTTATTTGCGCAGGCGCAGAAACAGTATCATGCGGCGGGGCCTTCGCAGTATAGTGGTGAAACTGTAGCCCCACTCTCACCAGAGACACTTGCAGCACAACAAAAGCTTTTGGGCTATGCTCGTGGGGGAGCACAACAATCATCGGATGCGGCGACGCAGGCGCTCAATTTCAACTTGACGGATGCGAAAGATGTTAACTCCAACCCCTATCTTCAGGCAGCGATTAGTGGGGCAATTCGCCCTGCGCAACGGGCGTTAACAGAAGCGGGAGGTACGATCTACAACATCGGCGACCAGTCGATGGCGGCTGGGCAGTATGGCGGCTCGAGACAGGGAGTTGCGGAGGGAATCGCGCAGACGAATTTTAACCAACAAGCCCTTGACACAGCGGCGAAAATGTCGAGTGAGGGGTATAACACGGGGCTTGAAGCCTCGACAAAAGCACTTGCACTCGCTCCAGGTGTGATTCAAGCGGGTACGATGCCGGCGCAGTTGGAGGATACGGTCGGACAGCAACAGCGACAGTATCAACAGCAGTTGATTTCAGAGGCGATCGACAAGTGGAACTATGATCAGAACCTTCCTGCGCAGAAGCTCGCGCAGTATCAACAGCTTGTTGCCACGGGGAGTCCTGGCGGAACCTCCACAGCACAAGGGGGAAAGACGAATTCCTTCATGGGTGCTGCAGGTGGTGCAATGGCGGGTTTCGGCCTCGCGACTATGTTGGGTGGCGCGGCAAATGGTGCCGCGTGGGGGCCTTACGGCGCAGGAATCGGTGCAATAATTGGGTTACTCGGGAGTTAATATGATTACAGCCGAACAGTTGATGGCTCTTCGCAACGATCCTGCGAAGATGGAGGAGTTGGCGAATAGCCCGATTGACCCTCACGCGATCATGGCGGGAGGGGGTCTATCGTCGATAGGGCTGCCCGAGCCGAATCTTGGTGGTGGAGGTATGCCTGCGGTAACGCCACCGGGGCCGATGCCGGGGCTTGGTGGAGCGCCTGCACCAGCAGTAGGTGGGGGCAACGAAATCTGGGGCGCGCTTAGTGCGTTACAAGGACTTGGCCCAAAAGAGGCCCCGACTCTACATACGCCAGTGGGTCGCGCCGCGGCAAGAGCGCCGATCCCACAGTATCTCCCGCACGTTGGTGCGCCACAGACACAAGACCTTTCGACCATTCTAGCGGGGTTTAAGAAATGACACCTCAAGAAACGCAGTATCTCCAGATGCTTCTTCAACAGATGCAGCAAGGAGGTGCGCCGGTTGTGCGGCCGTATGACCCGAATAATCCGAGTGGACAGCAGACGCCGACGTCACCGCAGATGCCCGGTGCAGGAGGAGAGTTTCCCCCGATGAACTGGCCCGCGCAGGCGGGTGCCCCAGCGCCACAAGGAGGTATCCCCGCAACGATGCCGCCGATACCACAGCCTGTTCCCACGGCTGCGGGTGCCGCTGCGAATGTCCCACCGCCCTCTGCTGTCGTACCGCCGAATCCCCCGCCAAATATACCCGGTATGCCTGCGATGCCGGTGAATCCACAGACGATTGCTGCGCAAAGTACGCCTCCGAGGCCACCACAAGATGTCAGGAATGATCCTGTGATGGCCGCGAATATGGGCGGCGCGGTCGATCCGTGGGCTGCTGCGAGTCAACAGATGGACCCGCGCATTGCGCCCGGTGCGCCACAAACGCCCGAGGAGAAAGACAGAAGAAAAGCTGGCTGGAGTGCGTTTTTGGAAAAACTCCAAACAGACCCGAACGCGCAGGCGATGATGTTGCGGATGGGCACGGGGTTGATGCAGCCGACGCAGCCGGGGCAGAGCTATGCGGGTCACGTAGGAACAGCACTTCAAAGTGGCGTAGACTACGCGGTGGCTCGTTCGGAGTTGGCGCGGAAGGCGGGACTCGAACAGACGGCAAGTACGCGAGAAGGTGCTCTTGCAGAAAACACGATTGCCACTGGAGGCGAGGCACGTCGCATTGCTGCGTCTGAGGAAAGTCGGAAAGTGAAGGCCTTTCCGAAAGAGTTGGAGTCACTCTCCGCGCGGATTCAAGCGGCCAAGACGGTCGAGGAATCGGCACGTCTCGAGCTCGAGTTGGCCAAGTGGAAGGTGCAGAACAAGAATCGCATTGGCAATGCCGAGTACGATGCAATCATCGCGGACAATCGGTTGAAGAACGCGCACGCGGGGTATTACGAGCGGTATCTTCAACAGCTGAAGGGTGGCGCTGCGGGGGCGAAACTCGATGCGCAGAAGTCTGGTGCGGCCGCGGCGATTGCTGATTTTGACAAGATGGTCAAGGCTGAGAATGAGAGGGTGAATCGCGGCAAGAAGCCAGACGATCCTTCATATCAGACGATTGAAAAGACGAAATACGATGTATTCTCGACGCTCCCCGGAGCCTTCGCTTCGTGGTTGAAGACCTCGGTCGAGGCTGCGGGTGGTTCGATACCGACAGAGGGAGAAATCCCCGCACCCGCACAGCCAGAAGTCTGGACGAGAGATAAGGTGAATCGGTATGTTAACCCAGCGGCGCCAACTCCCTCGAAAGCACTTGGAGGTGGGTATACTCCTCAAACACCTGTGATTGGCGCAACTGGTCGATAAATTACCGGAGGATATTCCGAATCTCTCCGGGGGAAAATATGACACGTCAAATCAGTTTCGAGAACAAACTCTACCACTTCGCTGATGACGTGCCAGAGGAGGATATCGCCCGAGTTCTTCAGAAGGCAACCGCGTCACCGACATATGAGGAAGTAACTGCGGCTATTCCGGGGAGAATAAGTCGAGACCTTGCCTCTGGTGTAAATGCTGGGGTGTTTTTGGGGAAAGACCTGTTCGGGATGGACACGTCGGAAGAGACGCGCACGAAAAAGTATATCGAGGAAGAGGCGCGTCTAGAAGAACCAAAGAACATGACGCTTCTGCAACAGGCGTATTTGGGGGCGCCAAGTTCTCTCATCGCCTCCGCACCTGCGATGGTTATTGCGCCCTTAGCCGTTCCTGCCCTTATGGGACGAGGACTAACGCTTGGAAACGCGGCGTTCCGCGCGGCAAGTGCAGCTGCGTTGGCCTCGGGAGTACCGACCGGTCTCGAGACATACGAAACAAATCGAGAGGCTGGCTTTGGTCGCGCTCGAAGTGGTGGGCACGCCGCGGTTGACCTCGCTGCTGAGTGGCTTCCCGAAATTGCACCTCTGTCGATTCTGGGTAAGAGTGCGGGAAAGGGGGCATGGCCCACGATTCGACGTTTTCTCGGGGCGGAGGTGGCGGGGGAAGAAATCACGACGGCCGTGGAGGATATCAATGCAAAGTTGAGCTATAATCCTCAGCTCACGTTTAAAGACTACCTCAACGATACCGCGGTGACCGCGCTTACCGTGGGGATGACGGGGCCGATTCAAGGGGCGGTGGGGCATGGAGCAGCGAATCTAGGCGCTAAACTTGCCCCGGGTTTCACCGATGCTTCAGTTCCTCCCTCTACACCACCTCCCGCCGTACCTCCAAGTGGAGGTGCAGGTGCAGGGGATGTGACAGGGGTAACCTCGATTGAATCTCCCACCCCCGGCGCTCCCATTGGGCACAGCATCGCGTCACTCCTCGCCAGTGGGAAGACGGGTGAGGCACTCAAGGCGACGCCAGCGACGGAAAATGTTGTCGACCTCACCCAGCTCTCGCGCGAGTCGCGTCCGACGCCAGAGA